AGCAACAGAAGATACTGTTGACAAAGAAACTGTTTTACACCCGACTGTAAAGCCGCTATGGGTTGTTCAGGATTTGATAAACCATACTGTCGGCAATGTCTACGAACCTTTCTGTGGCTCCGGCACGACAATGGTTGCCTGTCAGAACCTCAACCGGAAGTGCCGCGCCATTGAGATTTCACCAAACTACTGCGCGGTCATCCTTGAGCGGATGCACGCCGCGTTCCCTGAACTCGAAATCAAGAGATTGGCATAAATGGCATACCGTACGGCTGATATTCTCAAAGCGTTGGAAGAAACTCACGGCATGATTTACCTTGCCGCGAGTGCTTTGGGTTGCTCGCCTCATACGATTTATCGGCATGCCGCTAAAAATCCAAAGGTGCAGGGTGTTATTGATTCTTATCGCGGTAAGCTCGTGGATAAGGCCGAACTCAAACTTGAGCAAGCAGTAATGAACGGCGAACCGTGGGCGGTGACGTTGACGCTGAAATCGCTGGGCAAGAATCGTGGCTACGTGGAGCGGCAGGAGGTCACGGGGGCAGATGGCAGCCCTCAAAAAGTGGAGGTGGAGTATATCAACCGTCCGGTTACAACTCCCGGCGTATCACCCGAGCCAACAGAGCGTTTATGAAAACCTTGTCCGTTTCAATGTTTTGTGCAACGGGCGACGCTGGGGCAAGGATATTATGCAGCGCAATTATGCCGTTGAAGGGGTACTTGAAGGCGACCCCGTCAACTGGTATGAACCGAATTACAAAACGCTGATGGAGAATTGGGACTGGATGGTCAATATTTTAGCGCCGATAACCGTTGACAAGAGCGAACAAGAAAAGCGGCTGGCGATAAACACGGGCGGAGCCATAACCATGTGGAGCCTGGAAGACAAAGACGCGTCACGCGGCAAGAAGGCGCGAAGGGCTATTGTCAATGAGGCAGCGAAAGTACCTCACCTGCAATACTCGTGGGAATACGTGATCCGGCTTACGCTTATGGACTTGACGGGCGGGGCGATGATATGCAGCACGCCGCGCGGTTATGACTATTTCCATACGTTATTCCAAAAGGGCAACGACCCGCTTAATAAACAATGGCGGTCTTTTCAGAAGTCAAGCTGGGAAAATCCGTATCTACCGCGCGGTGAACTTGAAGAGGCGGAGCGCACGCTTCCAGAAGTAACCTACCGTCAAGAGATAATGGCGGAGTTTATATCGAGCGATGGTATGGTTTTCCGCCGCGTGCATGAGGCGGCTTGCCTGGAGCCGCTTGACGCGCCTCTTGAAAATCATCAATATGTGGCGGGCGTTGACGTGGCGGCAAGCGTTGATTACACGGTTATTACGGTCATTGATACAGAATCTAAAGACGTGGTTTATCTGGATAGGTTCACGCGGGTTGATTATCCAGTTTTGGAAGACCGCTTGACCGCTGCTTATAACAAGTGGAAGCTTACCGGGATGGTAGTAGAAGCGAATAGCATAGGGCGGCCGGTTATCGACCACCTTGCCGCGCGCGGGTTACGGGTGCAACCTTTCACTACCACGAACACGACAAAACATACAATCATTACAGCGCTTATGGCAGCGTTTGAGCATGGTCAAATTAGAATAATTGACGACCCTGTATTAGTCGGTGAACTATTGAGCTATGAGAGCAAGCAGAATGCGAGCGGGTCAATATCCTACTCCGCGCCTGAGGGGCAGCATGACGATTGTGTCATGTCGCTTGCGTTTGCATGGCACGCGGTAGAAGCCGCGCAACCCGTAATATTATTCGGAGCCTGACAATGAAGCTATCAACGGTCAATAAAAATTATAAGGCGCTGGTAAGTATTCCGGCGTGGCAGCAAAACCTGCTAAACGATAGCGCGGATTTTACAAATTCAATATCGAATGTGCAGGAGGCTTACAGTCACGTCCCCCTGGTATATCGCGGGGTAAGAATGCGTTGTGATGCGATTAGTTCCGTACCCGTGAAAATTTTCGAAAAGGATAAGCAAGTACTATGGCCGTACAAGACAGATATACGTGATCTTATCTGGAAGATAGAGGCGGCTTTACTCGGTGAGGGGCGCGCATTCATCCTAAAACTGCGCAACCGCGTTAAGGTGATTGACCTCCAATGGCTGAATCCTTTCACAGTGACGGTGACAGCGGACATGTCCGGGAGGTTTACCTTCTCACAAAACGGGCAGGTGTGGCCGCAGGAAGATATTATTTACATCAAGGAATTTTCATATAATGATGATCTAACAAGCGGGGTGAGCACCGTGCAAGCGTGTTTGAACGATGCCGCGCTGATGAATTATCAAACTCGTTTCGCCTCCAGGTTCTTTGAGGGCGGGGCTATGCCGATGACTTTATGGAGCGTTGAGGGTTCGATAACCGATGACGAGCAGAAGCGGGTACAGAACTTCATCAACCGCACATCAAGCGGGATTGGGAACGCCTGGCGCAACCTGTTCCTGCGTACCAAAGTTGAACCGCACTCCCTGACACAAGATCTTAACAAAATGACCATGCCACAATTGTACCAGCAGGCGACAAAGAATATCGCCAATGCTTTTGGTATTCCGGTAAATATGTTTATGGGTGACGATAATTATGCGAGCGCGGCGGAGCACCGGCTTGCGTTTTGGCAGGACTTAATCAGGCCACGCGCCAGGATAATTGAGGACGCGCTGAATCGGCAACTGATGGAGTCGCTTGGGCGGCGCGTTGAATTTATGTTCGATGAAATGGATATTTTCCAGGCGGATGAGTCGCAACGCGCCGACTCCCTGTTGAAGTTGGTGCAAGCGGGCGTGCCTACGGGTGACGCTATGCAGATATTAGGTTATGACCTTCCAAAAGGGCGGGAGTTTGCGCAATACAACGTTATGCCAGAGCCGGAACCGGTAGAGCCGCAGGAGCCAAAACCGATGCCGCTTGATGAGGAGTTAGGCAAGTGGCAGAAGAAATCTATCAAGAGGCTGGAGCGCGGCAAGGGCGCGGATTGCCCGTTTGAGAGCGATATTATCCCGGCTGGCATGCTTGCTGAAATCCATGACGCTCTGAAATTGTGTGTTACGGTTGACGAAGTAGAGAGCGTGTTCAATGGCACGTATGAGCATTCAGGGCTGGCGGATGTGCTCGATGAGCTGCGCAACGTTGCCGCGCTGTTGAAGGAGCGGCATGACTGATATTCTGGCGGCGTTGGAGCGCGTCAAAGGTGAACTGCGCAACCGGCGCAGGTTTGAGATTGAGATGGAGCGCCGTCTCGGTGACGAATGGGAGAAGCAGCGCAAAGAATTTATGCGCTTACTTGGCAACCCGCCTGACTTGAGCAATGTGCCTGAGACCTACTGGAATAACGGCGGCAAGGCGATTAGAAAGGTTATTTCATCCGTGCTCGAGGATGTTTACCTGATACAAGCATTCGGGCTGGCGGAGCAAGTGAACCTCGCGGTGGATTGGATGCTGGTAAATCAACGCGCTATTGATTGGGCAGCGCGGTGGGGAATGCAGAAGGCTACGGAATTGAACGGGCGGACGCGTGAAATGGTTGTCGACCTGGTGCAAAAGTATTATACCGAGTCATGGGATTTAGACGAGTTGACGCGCCGGATATCGGTATTCTATGCACCTGAAAGGGCGCGCACGGTTGCGATAACAGAGACAACGAACGCGGCGGTCCAATCGCAGATACAAATGGCGGATGATCTAAAGCAGATTTACAACGTGCAATTCAAAGAGGTATGGAAAACGAACATTGATGATAGGACTTGCGAAGTTTGCGAACCTAAAGACGGGCATCCGGTTAGCGAAGTTGGTTATCCGCCAGAGCACGTGAATTGCCGCTGCTATGTGGAGTATGAACTGATATGAGCGGGTACACGGTAGAACTAAAAGGCGTTGATGAACTCTCCCGCAAACTACAAGAAGCCGGGCGCGGTGAATATATCCGCGGCGCGCTTGAAGCGGCGGGGCTTGACCTGGTTACAAAGGCGCGCAATTATCCGCCTGTACCCGAAGGGTCGAAGTACCAGCGCACTTACAAATTACAAAACTCATGGGATAGCCGGGTATCGGATGACGGCATGGTATTGTCGGTTGGTACGAACAAAGGCAGTGTTCCTTATGCCGGGTACGTTATGGGGCGTGAAGAGCAAACCAGAACGCACGCGTGGCACGGCTGGAAAACCATCGAAGGCATAATCCAATTGAACCTTGAGCGGATAACGAACGCTATCAAGAAAAAT